TTTTGTAGTAGTCTATGCCCCTGTCGTGCTGCATGTTCTTGCGAATAACCGGCAGCCCTAGCAGCTTCCGAAGCATTCCTATGCAGAATATACGACTGGCAAAATCTTTCTTGTTGGTCATTTAATGCCATATTAATCTATACTCGTCATTGTAAATAATAAATAATTGATTAGACCTGTTACATATATTACTAGTGATACAAGATTTACAATCATAATTGCTCTATCATTCCACCAGAATCCTACAATAGTCCAACCTAATAAACCCACAGAACTAACATATAAATTATATGGGTAGATATTATGTGATGTAAGCATGATACCCACAATTAAAACTAAAGATGATGCCCACTTAAGATACCAATCTTTAGTTTTATAAGGGGTATGTTTCTTAAACTCTGCCACTATCTGTAATTACTCATTTCGTATTTTTCATATTCTTTTTCAAGAACATTACTGCTTTTAATAGGTGTATTCTCATCTATTATTTCTGAACTAGTTCTTGCAAATATAAGTACAAGAATTAATATCAGTGCTAATACTCCAAAATAAATTGTTTGTTTCATTTTTTTTGTCCCTCCTTGGGAAATTTTATTTTATTAAACCATTCTTCATAAGTTTTTGGTATCCATATACTATGATTAATAACAGGCTTATTAGTTTTTCTAGTATTTTTAAACTTTAATTTTATTTGATTACATGAGTATTCATTATACATGTCCCATAATGGTTCTTCTATACTCACTTCAACAATAACCTTCTTCTTCACTTAGTAACTTTTTTATATTTCTCAAAAGTCCTAAGACCTCCAAGTCCTAACATACCCATTAATACAGTCATTAAACTTCCCATATCAAACTCAGGTAGTGCTGGTAATGTTGCACCAAATAATGCTGCAAAGAAAATAATAAACGGAGCTGCAATAAAGTGCCACACTAAGGCAACCCCACATGCCCAACCTATGAAGGGCCTCCAGCCGGCAATAAATATATTACCAGACTTTGCTTCTTCTTTGTTTATTGCTAACTGTCCTTTAGCTAATTCTTGTGCATGCTTCTCTGCCATTGTAGCTACTTCATGAGCAAGTTTATTTTTTACATCTTTATCTTCTATGAACTTACCTAGTAACTTTGTAGCAGGTCCAATCAAACTTAGTAATGCCATATTATTTCCTTTCTATTTTTTCCCATGTCGTTATTGACACCGGCTTTTCTGCGTTCTCATCTTCAACAACATCTAAACTATAATATATATTTAAATGTGGATGTTTATCATGTAACTGTAATAATTTTTCTTTCCAATGTTTTGGATTCTTTATATTAACATGTACATTTCTACCATCCTTAAATGTTTTTAATGCTTTATAACAGGCAATAGTAAGTAAGACAAACTTTCTACTATAAGAAAATATTTCTTCTAGAATCCAGTCAACATCTTTCTCATCTATATGTTCTATTACGTCTGTACATACTACAGCATCATACTTACCTTTAGGTAATTTACTATGCTTGGGATATGCAGGGTCATATAAAGCATGATAATCTAGTTGCCATATTTCTTGTAAAGGTTTAGGTAAAACTTGACCTTGTTTATTAAGTCTCATTGTTTTATATTTTTCTTTATCATATAAAAGAGCTTTACCACAACCATAATCTAATAAACTTTTAGCACCTTCCTCTACCATAATATTTGTTACTGTATTTAAATGTGTTACTAAACATATACCATTAAAATACTTTGGGTCTTTATGTAATTCTTTATATTCAGTTAATAGGTCTACATAATCTTGAGAAGGTTTATCTCTATTGTGCATTTAACATATCCTTATAATCAGGTAATGTTTCTTTCTTTTGTGCACCCTCCCATATTTCAGATACTAAACTATCTTTACCATAAAAATAATAATTAATACCCATAGTCTTATCAGCAAATGTTTTCTCACAATCTTGAGCCATTGCTAATAATTCACCAGTAGTCCAATAAGCTTTATTGTCTACCGATACTTGAAAATACTTTGGTCTTTTAGGTTCATCATCAGCACCAGTAGTTTCTTTTTTCATATCATCAGTAGGGTCTTCTTTTAGTGATGATTCAAAACCAAATAAATGTAAGTTTCTAAAACCCATAGTATGTAACATACCAATAGCTCTCATAGCTGCACAAGTACCACCGGTAATTAACGTAGCACCTACAGGTAAACCTACATCTTCTCTAATCTTTACTTGATTATTTTTAATTGCATGTTTTCTATCATCATCATCTCGTAATGATTCTGTGAATGCATGCCAACCCCATATGTCTGCTTTATTTTCTATAAGATAATTAGTGACAGAAGGGTCAGTCATAGACGCAACTAAAAACTTTGTATCTGCATCAGGATTTTTTAATAAATCTTTTCTCTTAATACCATGTGTACTTTCACCTTCAATAGAACGTGGGTCTAATAGTATACAAGCATTGGGTTTTATACCATTCTTTATAAGACCAGGATATGCGTGCTTAACACATATAGTTAAAGCATTAGGATACTTTTTAATAGTATCTTTTAACTCATCATAATCTATATTAGGTCCACCAGAAATAATAATACCATGTTCATTATGTGTTTTACATTTCTGTATAAATTTATTTTCTGGTATTAATTTCATATTATCTTTTATATTACCACGTATATAATCTTTAGGTACACAATCTCTAGGATTAACTACAATAGGAACTCTTTGTAAATCAGCAGGAATATTAGCTAAACTCTTATCATTTAGAACAATCATAAAATGAGTAAAGCCACCCTCTTTTACTTTATCACCAGAAGGTAATACATGTTTACGTATTTCTTTATTACTTTTTAATTTATCCCATAGTTTATTTACACCACAATAAGCATCATTAGGTGCCATCTTATCATCATCTTCTCTAAAGTAATGGTCAACCATAACTATAGGTGTTTTCTTTACACAATCATAATCATGAGCTACAGTTTTAATACTATTACCACCACCAATAAGTGCCATATCAAACCATTCACTTTGGTCTTTTAATATGTTCCTAGTATTTCCTTTGTTTAATTCAAATGTAAAAGTTTTATTTTTATTTTCTTTCATATGTTCTGCAAATTCTTCTAATCTTTTTTGAACAGCAGACATTTTATTATGTGCCTTTGCATTAAACTCTTCATGGTCTGTTTCAATAGTTGCATCTTCAAACAAATCATAACCATGATATGTAAAGGTATCTGTATAATCAAATGCAGTTAGTGCCATTTCAATAGCTCTACCACCATTCCAAGTACCAGTTTCTATAACTGTTTTTGGTTTATACTCTCTCATTATCTGAGATATTTGTTGATACCTATTAGGTTTAATATCAGCAGTAACATTATCTGATAATGGAAAAGCTCTCTCACCTTTTTCATTTCTTATAGCCACCTTAGAAAAATCTGGTCTACCAGCAAAATGATAGAAGTAATCATTCATAACATTTATCTTCTCAATCTTCATGCCATGTGCTTGATATATATTTAATAGTCTAGATAAGATATAATAATCATGCCACTCTCTGTATGTAGTCATCTCACCTAATATATATGCACCACGTAAATCTGCTAGTATATCTATAGTAGGTTGTTTATCTAAATTAAAAGCCATAAAGAATGGTTCATCAGGATTATAAACAATATCTGCTTTATCATTTAACATAGATAATACATCTTGTTTTGTTAACCTTTTCTTTAAATAAGAATCAGCATCAATCCATATTAACCAACCTGCATCTTTACTTTTCTCTGCTAGTTCAAATGCTTTCTCAGTTAAGGCAAATACTTTATGTGACCACTTTAATGCATCTAACTTTTCATTGTATGGTATCTTACCTTCTTCTGTACCATCATGTTCTGCATATCTTTTTAAAAAACTTTCATGGTCTTTAACATCATGTAAATTTTTATAAGTATAATCAGGCAAAGAGTATGCATCTATTTTACAATCATGGTAATAACAAGTTAAATTTATATCAGTATCTAAATTTTCTTTAGTAGATTTTAATAAGTGTACTGCTGTATCTTTTAATATAGTTTCATTAAAAGACGTAACGATATTAACTTTTTTCATTATATGCTCCAAAGTTATTCTCTAATGTTTGTAAAGCTTCTTCAGCTTCAGCTAATTGTTTTATTAATACAATAGAATCTTCTACTATCTTTGGATGTTCTCCTATTGCCACCGGTTTTTGAAATGCTAAATCAAGTTGATATAATGCTCTATTAACTTCAGCTTTATAATGACATCTCAATGATTTATATAATGTGTCTGATAGTTCTCTCATGCTATTAAATAATCCTTTTCTTTAGGTATTATACCTTTCATCTGTAACCACCTAGCATCTTCACACCACTTCACAGCATACTTACCTTCAGTAGTTCCTCTAGGTTTCCACTTAGAAAACCAAGGTCCACCTGTTGTAAAGTGTACAATCTTAGCTTTCATATCTTCTGGTGAATGACCATCAAGCCAGTTCCATTCTTCTGGTATCTGTCCCACATCTGAGGCCTCATCTGGTAACCATTTAAATGTATGTAACCATCTACCTTTCTCTGTATTAATAGCATCAATACTTAGTTTTTCTAAATAATGATGACCACAATTAAACATCATAAGGCTAGACCAGTTCTTCATATTATAAGGTTCTTGTGCCTGACCATCCATCTTTACACCTTTATCTACATTATACTTATGATGTACTGCCCATACAGGATAATAATTATCTCTACACATATCAAATAGTTCTGTTATATCTCCATAGCAATACATATCTGTATCTAAATATAATGCCATACCTTCATATAAGTTTAGATGTGGTACAAGAAATCTAGTAAAACTAAAATCAGTAGAGAAAGGTTTACCATCTATCTCATCATACTGTTGATTGCCCATCTTGTTAGACTTTCTTTTGAACATACCATTTCTAATCAATGCATCTTTTTTAAGAGGCACAATTCTTACAGGGTTCTTAGCTCTGATTTCTATAGAAAACTTTAATACCTCATAAGCTGCATGTTCTCTAGGGTCATAGCCAATATATACTGTATCCATATCATTTCTAATTTTCATCTTGTCTCCTAGAACTTAAATTCATAATCAATAAATGCAGTACCTGCTTCCATACCCATACCACTTCTAGTTCTTTCATATGCAATCTTTAAGTTATTACCATTAGACATTTTCTTTTTTAAATAACTTCTAAACTTAGAACCATTACGTTCATTATCCATATCATGATAATACCTATAACCTATTGAATCAAACCAAGGGTCTGCTTTTAATTGTAATGTAAATAAACTTATTATTAATACTAAAATTATTTTCATGTTTTTCCTTTTTATTATTTTTTATAATACTACTATTATAACATATTTTTTATATGAATGCAACAAAAAACTTATATATCTACTAACTCACATGAACCTGCAGTACATGCTAATTCTTGTGCTCCTTTTGTTGTATCTTCTTTCTCAAACTTACTAAGCTCAGACCAGTTAATATTCTCCGGCATCTTAGAAGCAAGCTCTTCATATGTAGCTTTATCTATATCTTGATAAGGTGCTTGTTGATATGTATGGTCAGAGAAAGGTAAGAATGATATACCAGATAATGTATCAAAGTTATTCCAACACCAGTTACCTACATTAACCCATTCATGTTCTTTAACTGATATAGTTACTGATGGTTTATGTTCACACCAATGTTGTGCATAACACTTCCATATCTCTAACTGTTCTATAGCTGTCATATCATTTCTAAATACAGCATTAGAATCTGCCTTCATAGGAAAAGAGAACACAGCATTATTTGGTTGCATTACATCATCTTCACAAGGTATACCCTGGTCTTTCATAAACTCTGTTAAAGGGTCTTTCTTATCTCCTCTTACTGTTCTAATATAGTAAGGGTTATGTCTAGCATGAATACCACTAGCACTATCAACTAACTGACTAACTGTACCTGAAGGTTTAACACAGGTAATAGCTGTTGATTGTGGTATACCTAACTTCTCTGACCACTCTTTGTTTACTGACACAGCTTTCTGTTTCATGTCTTGTAGTGTTTCTGGTAACGTACTTCTCATTCTAGATAGTATACTATTATCCATAATACCTGTTAATGATACACCTAATAATCTTTCTTCTTCTGTATTATCTTTCCATCTCTTTCTTAGATAACCAAAGTTAGTAAGTGTAGCTTGTATTGTACCTAGTATAGTAGCTACTTCTATCTTATCTTTTAAAGTTTCTATTGTATCAGCAGGTCTACATACTACCTCAGTTAAGTTACAGAATTGATTAGGTCTAAGTATAATCTCACTACAAGGATTAGTACCAAAAGCATAGTCTGATTTACGTCTACCATTTTCTTTAGCTTTTTCTTGAGCAGATGCTCTATTAAAGATACCACGTTCACCTGATTTACTTTCAAACAATGCTAACCATTCTTTCATAAACATACCTACATCAGGTTTTTCTGTATATGCTACTGAGTTATTAGCTAATGCTCTTTCAGGATTTGTCTCCCACCAAGCACCAGACTTGGCAACTCTTAATCTCTGGTCTGATAAATTAGACAGAGATATAAGAGCTGACCTACGCACACCACCAACAACCACAACTTCACCAGTCTTACACACAATATCGTGACACTCCATAGAAGATAACTTTCTACCTTTAGCTTCTTTAAACTTATTAATAGTAAAATCAATTAGGTTAACTAAAGGTTGAGGCCCACTAGCCCTACCACCAAAAGTATTTAACCTAGCACCTGCAGGTCTTACTTTACTTACATTTACTTTAGGTATTCTATTAGTATAAAGAAAAGATATTAAATCTCTAAATCCTCTGGCCCATCCTTCTTTAGAATCAGCTATAGATATAACATCTTCTGTTTGTTCAAACTCTCTATGAGGTATAGTAGGTAATTTTAAAACTCCTTCTCTTTCAACAGAGAAACCTACACCTGTACCATTCATAAGTATATAAAGTATCTCATCAAAAGAACGTGGACTATCTATAGGAGTATAAGAACAATTATATCCAGAGATGTTTTCTCTTTCTAATGCAGGCCCTGCTGTCATCAATGCTCTCATAGAAGGCATAACTTGTAATCCTATAATACTATCTTCTATTCTTCTCCATACTTCTGGAGGTAAGACAACACCTAGATTTTTATCTAAATGTCCTTGAAAGAAGTTACTAAATCTAGATACTGTTTCTATCCATGTTTCTCTTCTACCTTCTTCTTCTAACCAACGTGCATATCTAGACGCATGTATAAATGTCTGATACTCTGTAGGTAAATAGTTATTTCCTGCCATAATCTTTCTCCAATATTAGTTCACAATAATGTATTACTTTCTCAATGTCATTAGCCCCTTCACCTTTTCTTCTGTGTCTTGTAATATACTTTACTACATTACCCTCAAGAAATGTAAGGTTATTTTCTACAATATAATCAACAGGTTGTATCTTACAAGTCTTATAATGGTCTCCACCTACCTGTCTATCTGTAGCTATAATAGCCTCCTTCTTTATATTTGTTTTCTTAAAACCTTGTTGTTTAACTGTCTCTCTTATTGCCTCATCCATTTGTCCCATATCTCTATCCTCTTCTACCTTTCTCATATCAGAATATAATTTATAAAAACTTTCTTTAAACGTCATTTTCTTTTTCATTGTCGCCTCTTAATACACTTCTTATTCTATTTCTTAAAAACTTCTTATTGTCTGCCTTAATAACCTTGTAAGCAAATGACCTAGCTTTACTTGGTGTTACTCCTGCCATACCACAAACTGTTTCAAAGTTCTCGCAAGTTACTCCAACCTCTGCAAAGAACCAGGACTCAGCTCGTGCTTTGTTTACTTTATCATTAGATGTAATAACATTCTTTGATACATCTAATAATGCTTGTAGTATTACAGACAAAAACAATCTCTTCTCTGAGTTGTAAGGTTCAGAATAGAATAAGTTTTCTATCTGTATTATATCAGGTTCATTCTTCATTGTCAATATATTTTACTTTTGTTATTCTTTTTAAACGAGCTTCACTTATTTTTCTTTTAGCTTCTTCTGTATGTTTTTTACCATACATAGGATTGTCTTCTCCTGTGTGAGCTTCACGCATTTTATTTTTAGTTTCTTCTGTATGTTTTTTACCATACCAATAATTGTTTTCTCCTAATTTAGCTTCACGCATTTTATTTTTAGTTTCTTCTGTATGTTTTTTACCATACAGAGGATGTTTTTCTCCTGTTTGAGCTTTACTCATTTTTATTTTAGTTTCTTCTGTATGAGGCATATAACTTTCAATAGGCCTATAAAACTTACCACCAACATATGAATTATAAAATGCAGGTTTATCACTACCTTCTACAGTAGCAGTAAGAACATTCCACTTTACTTGATAGTACATCTCATAGTAACGTAAACTTCTTTTGTTTTTATACTCTGCTATTACTTCAAATGTAAAATATTTTTTACCTATCTTTTTAATATCTTCATTTAAATATTTAGAAGAACCCATATAGGTTTGCCATCTAGATTGCTTTTTAGATTTACCTATATAATATTGTTTACAACCTACATAGGCCTTACCATTCTTAGTATTAGTTATAATATAAACAAAACCAAACTTATCCTCGTTAGGCACAAAAGATTTTTCTGTGCCATAACAAGTCCAATGATTATTTATCATGTACTTCCTCTACGTTAGGTGCTTTCTCAACATGTGTGAG